ATAGCCTCAGCAAATGGATCACTTGCCAAAATCTCTTTCGCCTGTCCTAAAGATAGCCCCATATGTTCAATTAATTCTGTCGCTTGTCCAGATTCTAACCGCACCATTTTATCCATGTCAACTGCGATCTTGCTGATCTTCCCAATCTCATCAATGGATAGACTGTACTCGGGATTAGTGCGCATCTCATCCCTCACCTTCCCAAGCGCCATGGTCACAATCTCAAGAGCAACCCCTCCGGTCTGCTCCATTACAGCTGCCTTATCCTTCAGATAAAGCGCCATTGCCGTCGGCTTCAGCTTCTTCTTCAGCTGTGACCAACAAGTAGGAATCATCCCCTGCTCATCTGCACCGAAGACATAAAACCTAATCGTCTCAGGCCCTACATCAAGAGCTTGAGCAATCTCGTTCACGTCCATATCAGAGAAGTACATCATCTGAGCACGGTCGTATTTCTTCTTATTTAATTTTTGAATTTGCTTAATGTCGCTCATCTCATTACCAGCCCTAGTTCATAGATATGGTCCTTAAAATCCTCACGAAGAACTGCGTGAATGCAGTTATTACCAAGCGCCATCTTTTCGAATTTCTTTTGATCCGCGCTCAATTTTCCACCTTTCGTTTTAATCTCAAAAAAAACCGCCCGACCCTCGCTAGTGAATCCGATAATATCAGTAGACCCTAAAAGCCCGAATCTAATAAATCTTCCAGATTTCGATTCAACTGCTCCCGTGGCGTTTTCCCACCAGCGACCTTTAAAGTTATCGTGCAGAAAAACCAGCACCGAGCGCACCAATTCCTGGTGATCGTGATATCTACTGTCGGTCACTTTCTCACCTGCATTGGGTGATTTATCAAGTAGAAACTAATCCAATCCATGTGATTAGAAATAGGAATAAATATTAAAAATCTCAATGGGGCAAGGATTACCCATGAATAAATGTAAAGAATCCAAAAGCAGATATTACTCAACATCTAACAACCCCCTAGATCTTAATACAGCCCTGTCAAACTGATACTTGCAACGATACATCTGAGCAAGATCAGATCCCTCATCGTCGATAATAAGTGGCACTACGACTGTGATTGGCATTAATAGACTGAATAATTGAAATTTACATTCAAGAGCAGATAGGTACATAAATTCTCCTATCTTTAATTTACTGTGATCAATGAAGATGGGCAAGAGAAATAAAATGGCGGGCTACCTACTGAACAATGTCGTAAAGCGATCAAGAGATATGACATCTAGCTCATACCCGAGTGACCACTGCTCAGGACTTCGCCCATAAAAATAGATCATAACGAAAAAAGCCCCTGAAATCAAGACTAGAAATAAATCTAGAAAATCAATCAGAGGCTCTTCACTTAAGCACTTCTGCTAGAGTAACCAGTAAGGAGGTTTAATTCTGCCTGGTTCAATAACAATATAAAATTAAAAATAGAATGGCAAGAAAATAAAAAGAATTATTACCTACGCAAGCTCAAATAAAATTGACAGAGAATAGGTTGCGATCAAGCAATCTCTTCCTGAATTTTATCAACATTTAACAGAAAGTCAAGAAATATATAGCGAGACATGCGTCGAGATTCATTTGATAATTGTCAATGAAGCAAAAAGGGGAAAATTTTGGTAGCCCTATAGGCAAATATCCAACCCCGCCATCAAGACCCCGATGCCACCCCTAGGGGTACCTATCATCTAGATCTAGAACCTAAGGTACCTAAAAGCCTCTACAATCAATTTAAATAACAGACCCCTTGTCACCCTACGTCTAAGTTATTGAAGTAGCCCTTGCGGGCTACAATTGATTGGTTACATTTTCATGACTATTTCTTTTTTCTTTCTGCGAAGAGGTGGGAAGAATGTCATATACATTCTAAAGAATTGAATTGGTGTTCCGTACATTTGATGACCGTCATAGTTTGGAAAGCCTGCAAGTTTATTGTCAGTTATTGCTGTTGGGATGCTTAAATTGTGGGCCTTAATTCTTTCGGTTGATTCCATGTAATAACCACGAAAATGCAGATTGTTGCTTGATGCTGACAAGTCAGAAGCAATCATTGCTGCTTTGTCCATGTTCTTGAGAAGCAGATCTTTCAACTCGGTTTTGTCTATGGTTTTAAACCAATGATCTAGCAACTTGTACTTCTTTCGCTCTTTTTTGACGATGGACTTGGAAGCAGTCTCTTGACGGTAAACCTGGTTAAACAGTGCTAGCTGTGCTCGGTAAGCTGTGTCGTTCATGCATAAAGCTTCATACTCAACGTCACTCATGCCTAATTCTTCTTGGCTTGGGTTGATGTCGCCATCTTCCATTCTTACGTAATCACGCTTTGGGTCAATGATAAATTTGTGCATTTTTTCTCCTTTTTTAAAAATGTTGTACTTTTTTACACCTATTAGTGGCTAAAGTCAACGTTTCGTCTACTAAACCCTAGGCGATGATGCTAAACCCTAGGTGATTGTATTAAGCATATACCTGTCCTATAATTGTATTTCGTATAGTACGGCAATAAGAATTTAATATTTTTTTTCTTTTTAGTAATAGTATTAATAAGAAGTTGTAATATATATCTTTCTTCTATGATTTCATGGGGTTGAAGAAGATTTCCAAAAAAGACGAAAAATGAGAAAAAAAGAAATCATTTTCATTTCTTATTGCCGAACTATTTAAAATACATCTATCAGACCATAGTTATGCTTAATGAAAAGTTATTGGGTTAAGCATGCTCACTAGGGTTAAGCATGTCTAATATATCTATTATCCACATTGACACCTATTGTTTTGACTGATATCTAAGCAATCAGGAGGGTCGATTATGAAATGGAAAAATATGAAGGGCGGTAAAAGAACACCGACTAAATTTAGGGCAAGGATGGAAAAGAGCGCTAGGTCAGCTCATCAGGACTATATCAGTCGAATAACTATTATTAGCGTTGAGACTGGTGAGATCTTATTTCAGGGAGATAAATGGAGCAATGAGGCGCAGAAATTATTGAAATCAGGGATTGGAGTGATTAAGGTCGAGTAATTTTTACAGTATCTCGGGATTGTTGATTTAAGTATTGACATCGGTAAATGATTTAGTTAAATATTGATCAGGAATTTAAATCGGGGGGGATTTGTGACTAGTGAAATTATTTTTAGAATGCTTGACCAGATCGAAAATAAGACCGGAGTCATGGCGCATGAGATTCCAGAGATCTCAGTACAGTTAAAAGACTGGCAAGATGGCAAGTTGCCGTCTTCTTATTTCAAAGAACAACTAAACAAATATTGGGATGATAAGATTTCGGGGGCGCAATAATGAAAAATAGAGATGATTTAAATATCCTAGTCACTGGTGGACTCCCGACTGGAACTATTCAAGGCAATGTTGGCGAGTTAACCGAAAACGAGGAGAAGATTATTATAATCAACATAATGACGGCTAATGAGAAATTGAGAGCGGCAGCTATTGAGGTCAATGATGAAAACTAAATACCTCACGCTAGCTCAATGCGAAAGGATCATTGCTAATAACTACTTGGGCGAACCGAGTAAATCAGGTAAGCAGATTGATTATGGCGACTGGATAATCGAGATTAACGCGCGTAGGAATGAGTTAATGGACAGGAAGATCATGAGCATTCAGTTTAATAAGGCTGATTACGTCGATTCTGCGCCTGTTATTAGCCATTCTGAGCCTGTTTTAATCACTTTTGATACTTGGGCAAGGACTTTTAATAAATGGCGCTATTTGGGGGTTGTATGTTCTGGTTATTAATTATTGGATTCTTGTTGGTTGTATTATTTTCTGGAGGTGGTGAGCCTAAGAGAGTGATTAGATTGTCACGCGCTGATCTAGCGAGTATTAAGGGAATTAGTAACGAGGAGATTAGATTGTATGAATCGTTTAATGAGATCTAGGTTGAATCATAGGAATGAGCTGATACAGCATGCGGAGACATTAAGACTTGAAGTCTTGGTTGAGCCGATAGTTATTGGTGGTATTTATATCAGAATTCCAGACGGTACTTGGGATTTTGTTAGCTGTGCTGAGCAGGTTGAGGCGATTAAGGACATGTATGAGTAAGGTCTGGATTGCCCTGGCACTATTGACCGGATTATTAATCGGTGAGTATAACGCGTGTCCACGTGCGAGCTATAGTTTTGAGTATGGATGTAGACATGAACAGTAGGATATTAGCGGAGTATGTATTAGATGGATCTGCTGAGTATAGTATTATGCTGAGTAATGCTATTGATTTTATCCATGACTTTAAACGTGAGAATGCTCGCATGCCTAATCGAGGATCTATAAGAGCATTTATGAGGTCCCAGATCTATTTTGTTGCCTATATCGTTTTGCATGGGGCGAATAAGAATGAGAAGCACATAACAGTTGTTATTAACGAAATATTTAAGGGGGATTTATGAAATTATTAGTATTGTTATTAATTGGATTTAACGCCGAGGCAAGTGTCAGCAAGAGATATTATAAGATACCAGCTGCGACTAGGACCTATACAGTTCGTGAGGTTGTTGTGGGCTATAAGTGTCCTGGTAGCTATTACTTTCACCTGGAGTCGATGAGCTGTTTACCATATGAGGTAGGCGAGGCTGAGCTTGAGGTCACGACTGTTAAGATTGATCGCTCTATGGGTGTTGAGCCGAGTGACGTTAAGCAAGTGGTGGTGGAGCGTGAGTAAGTTTAAATTGGGAGATGAGTTAATTATTTTATTTGATGAGAACAATTGCACGCCACTAATGGCTGGAGACATTGTTACAGTTATCGATGGGTGGGATTCAGACATGCCTGAGGTGAGATCGTTTATTCCGGGGGGCAGGATGCTCGATGGCAGTAATTGGTATGTAGAAAATAGATACATGGCGAAACATAACAAGCGCAATTGGTGCCGTGTATTCCTGGAGATGATGAATGAACAGTAATAATGGTGATAAATTACTTAACCTCTACTTGACATCGGTAAATACTTATCCTAGATTCAAGAAATCGAGAGATTGGACTTGGATTGTTTACAGTGCTGTTATCGGATTAGGATTGATTCTAATCAAGATAACAGTGGATTCTATATTGATATGGTGGCAGCCATGAGAGAGACACAGCAGGAAAGAAATAACAACCCTAGATACTTCGAAGTTATTGAGTGCAATGACTGTGCTTCCAAGGTTGATCTTAGGCTTCACAGATACAGTGAAGAGATCCTTTGCGAGGCATGTGTATGTGTGTGTGAGATTGAATATGAACCAGTAATTGATAATGATTATGAAGCATTAACATTATATGAGAGGAATATAGGATGAAAGAATTTAAAGTAGGCGACGAGGTTTATATTAAGGGCGTGGTTGAACTTGCTGTAATCCTGGAGCGTGTGGAGTGATAAAGCGAGTCAGATATACATCATTTGATGACTGTGAAAAGTGTGAAGGTGGCGATCCAAAATGTAAAGAGTGTAAGGAAAGATCCTGGTATGAGTATGAAAAATATCTTGATGAGAAGTGTGAGGATGCCTTAGCTGAGATGCGAGGAGAAGAGCAATGAAACCAGAAATCAGTGAAGAGACAAGTGTTCAATCGAAATCGGAGTGTGGATTTTGCCTTGAAACAGTAAATGCACTTGACTTGGAATTAACACCAATACCACTTTCTAACCTATACGCATGGGCGTGTGATGAGTGCAGAAAAGAGGTCAAGGATAGTAAAAATGAAAAATAACAATATCAGTGAAGAGATAATTAGTGGATGGAGAAGTGAGGCTAATGATTATCTGAATGAGCATGAGCAATTTGCAAGCGCCCTTGGTGAGCGTATCGCTATCCGTGCATTTATCGCCGCCAAAACCTCTTCTCACGAGAGGATTTTAGAGCTGGAGAATAATGTTGAAATGTACAAAGCAGCATTCAGTGTTGCTGATGAAAAATGGCAATCTGCCTTAGTAAAACTCACCAAGCGAGATGAGCTATTGAGGCGATCCCTCCAATGGAATGAGGCTATGCTCAAGATTGCCATAATATCCATAGATGAAGAAAAGCAAAGAGCTGAAGCTACATCTCAATTATATCAATTAATCGCTAACATAAAACAACTGGAGCAAGAGAAATGAGCGATGATAAAATGGAGTTGAGATTTCTCGCCATGTACATTGAGAGTGCCTTGCACGCCAAAGGCATCACTCAAATAAAAATGGGTGAAGATATCGGACTTCAAAGAACCCAAGTCTCCGATATATTAAACGCTAAGTGTAACCCTTCCTTTTCTAGGGTCATGAAAATTTTTAGATATCTGGGGATTTCGCCGGATGCTTATGAATTAGATTTAAACAAAGCACTTAAAATATTTAAGGACATAAAATGACCGACACAAATGAGCAGAAGTGGATGGCCGATGCGCTAGAAGCTTGTGAGTCGCATAAGAAGAATGAATTTGATCTAATTAGACCATTCGAGGAGGCATGCTTCAGAAGTGGCTACTTAGCAGCTCGTAAAAAAGCTCACTCAGAAAGAGAAGATGCGTTTAAAGCATTCACGCTTGATCTTGCAGACAGGTACGAGAAAGAAATAGAAAAACGAGACAAGCTTCTAGAGCAGGCATTCGAAATAGTATTACATTCTCGCGCGCGTTCAATTTATCCGACACTAGCGTTTAACACTTTAAAGGACAAAAAGAAATAGCATTAAAAGAATACCAAGATCGAATCTCGCACGTTGAAATTGAAGATTTTGAGACTGGATTTAACGATGGAGCAGATCAAGCGTCGGCATTAATTTGTGGAGAATTAAAAATAGATGTGTCGGGTAGCTATGGATACGATGATAATTTAAGATTAATTGAAAATGAATTCGACGAACTAAAAGAAGAAATCCAATCATTAAAGGCAATGATTGTTGAATGTAGGCCGTGGATTGGATCAGATTCAATCAGGGAGCACGATAAACAAAAACAATGGCTCACTAAAACCGAAAACATAAGGGTGGAGTAAATGATTCGAGTAAAAAATAAAAACTATGATACAGGCATTTCAAAATGGTCACACAATCAAAAGATTGGTGGATATAAAGAATGGCACGTTTTTCTGGGCCCATGTCCAGACTGTGGATTGCAGACTTTTGATTACGGTGGAGGATGGAGATGTGTTGGAGAATACTGTGCAAGGTCTGCTAGTAACCCATCTCCCTCAGTTGGAAAAGCGCCGGAATGGTGGGAAACAAATGTTAACGTTAAGAGAGATGGAAATATGTGGCACGCGTTTTTTGATGACTACATCAATCCGATGGAATCAATCGAAGGATTTGGGAAAACTCCCAACGACGCAGTTAAAGAGCTAATGGCATGCCAGAAAATAGATTAAGGAGAATGGGATGAGTGATCTTGAGACATTGATCCAAGTTATAGATGAGGCGGGATTTTTAATTAAAACTCAAAAAGAATTTATCGAACACCTGCTTGGAAAAAGAGAGTCCTTTGGAAACAATGACACCGTAGGGTTTGGAGTTCGTGTCGATGAATGGTTAAAGCAGTGGGAGCTGTCCCATGACTCCTGAACAACAAGCCGCCTACGACCAACTCGTTAAGGCCGGAATATTAAAATACGAGAGTGAAGATGAAGCTTAAAGACATCACTCAAGAAATGATCGACAAGATCCATCTGGATGCCTTGATCAATGACTGGCAATTTAAATGCTATGACATCAACACAGGCATGATCTCTTTCATTAGAGTTGGTGGCGAAAGAATAAATATTTATCTTACGACTCTTGCTGTAGTGACAGCGATTAATCACCCAAAGGCCGGGAAAAACCAGCTTTACAGAAAAAATCTTTCTTACAATCAAGTATTAAAGATTTTAAAAAATCCACGCCAGCATACAGGCGAAGGATATAGGAAGAAAAGATGAGCAGTGTTGAATTTTTTAAGCAAGCGGGATTGGATGTAGTGGTTGAGAAAAATATTCAGGGCACACACAATGTCAGTATAAATCTAGGTGTTTTACAGACTCCCAACATTCATGAGCTATCAAAGTTGATTAAAGACACATTTCTTAATTACGCACCAGTAAGATCGGTAATGGATCAAGATAAAATCGATCAAAAAGAAATCGAAGATTATAGAACATTTTTTAGACTGTTGAGGGGTGGAAAGTGAATTTAAGTGAAAGAGAGATTGATATGATAATACTAGCTCTTTTAACTTGTAGTTTTCATGATCACTTCAGTGAGACCTACGATGAAGAGGCAAGGAAATTAGTGGATAAATTAAAAGAGATAAACAAATGACATGGATCTCACCTCAAGGCCACCGATATCGTCAAGTAATGCATAAAAAGAAATTAGTATTATTTAACCACTTGGAAATGAAGTCATTTGACAGCGAAAGGCACGCAATTGATTCAGGATGGCAAAAAATTGACCTTGCAAGTTTAAATCAGGGACAATAGGATTTACATTCATCAATAATTCACTATGGAAGGCAACGAGTGATAAAGAACCCAGTGACACCTCAGGATTTCGAGGCGTATCTCAAATTAAACTATAAGGTAATCCCTATTGGGGAAACTTCAAAAGGACAAGGAAAACGCCCCCTTATCGAGGACTATTATAATATCCCATGGCAAGACTACGATGACCCAATGGACTTGGTTCATGAGTGGTTTAATAAGCTTGGAGACTCGATTACAGGCCTCGGAGTCATTCTCGGTCGCCCATCTCATAATCTGTGCTGTATTGATATTGATACAGAGGATGAAGAGATTATCGAAAAGATTGTTAAGTACTTTCATTCACCTTTTAGAAAGCGTGGTGGAAAGGGATTGACTTTATTCTTTCAGTCAGATGAAAAGCAAACGAGAGATTATTATAAATTTCAATGTCCAGGAAATCTAGGGTTCATTGAGGTGTTCTATGGTAAGCGTCAAATTGTAATGCCACCTTCCTGGCATTCAGGCGACAAATACTATGAATGGCTCGATAAATCTGTAGATTTCCTAACAACAGATCCGAATGACTTGCCAGTACTAAACGCCTTCCACGTTGAAAAAATTGGTGAGTTAATCGGATCTCCTTCAACTAGAGCATTGAATGTAAATCTACCTAAGCACCAACAGTTTAAGGATGGGCAAAATAGAACCATTGCTGTTAATCAACTCACTGGAAGACTCCTAAAAAATAATAAAGAGCCAGATATTCAGGCAATCGCATCTGAATTGATCGAGTTCGATGCTAAGAATTTTCCAGAAAATTCATTCTTCCTTGATCCAAGAAAATCACATAACAAGACTAATAACAAGTCTGTAAACGTACTCGGCTACCTTCACAGTATGATGACCACTGTCCAGAACAACACTGGCGATATCATCGACTATATGGCACCTGAAAATGTGCCAGGGATTGTTTTTCGTCCATTGCAGCCTATATTTGAGCGTCCTGAGAAGATGTACGAGGGAATGCCTCCATTTGATGAAGAGCTAATCCCTGAGCAGTGGCGAACAATGATAGAAGAGCTGCACTTGTCTCAAGGGGCACCTAAACAAGGGATTTTCATGGCAATGATGACCTCTCTTGGAGCATGTCTACAGGGTAATACCAAGATACAGCCATTACCGGGATCACCTTGGTTTCGCCGCACAAATTTAGCTGTTGCTATGGTAGCAACATCAGGGTCAAAAAAATCTGATATCGTAAACAATGCTGTTAGAGAGCTCGTTAAAATCGATAAGAACTTAAAGTCGATTAACTCTCGTGAGCTCCTCACTAAAATCGAGGACATTCAGTTTAAGATTGAAATCTTGGTGAAAGCTAAGAAGCAACCAGGTGCTGATTTAGATCAGATCAACGCTGAGATCTATAGATTGCAAGATGAGCTTGATGATAATAAATTAAGAGGAACAAAATTCCTCTACGAGAATGCTCCGATTCAAAAAATGATCTTGGATGCTAAAAGGAATCAAGATACTGGATTATTTTTACTAAAAGATGAGATGAAGCAGATTTTTGCCGACTTTAAAAAGAAGGGAAATGAAGATGCTAGAACTTTCTACATGAAAGGACTCGACGGCAATCAGTCCTTTTCATATTCTACAATCTCTCGTGGGGATGACACGATTGATGATTTCTTCATTTCCCTACTAACAAATGTTCAGCCAGACGTTCTATCTGCATATATAAAATCACTCTACAGCGCTTATGGAGAGAATGATGGATTTTTACAACGTATCATATTAGTTCCATTCGGCGAGCCAGTACCCACTAAGCCCACACTTGTTGATTACGCTAAATTCGTTAAACAATATGATCATTTTAACCGTGCCTTTGATTCTGAAAACATCATTGCAAGTATCGCTCCAGAGGATGTCACTGAATATAACAATATGATATTTCAGATCAGAGCAAATGCAGTAAAGTATCACCACGTTCCAGTTGGGTCATTTTTATCCAAACATGAGGGACTTCTTTGTGCTCTAGCTTATCTCTATGAGTTTATGCACAGTAAAAAGAAACCAAAATTCATCACAAGCTATGGACTGAGAAAGGCAATGCAGCTCTTGTTATACCTTGGTGAATGTGCAAAATTTCTATTCCAAATTAAAGACCACGACCAGGATCATGACCACTTGGTAAAAATTGCTGAGATGTTTCGAATCAGATTCTTTAAAGATGGCATCACTCAATCAGAAGCTTATCAGCAGACAAGGCATATCTTTAAATACCCTGCTCCTTTTTATCATACGCTGAAGGAGTTGGAGTTAAGGGGGTATGTGTATCTTTCGAAGGAGAGAAGTAACTCTATGCAGATTCACGTTAATCCCGAGATATTCTTGCTGTGAATGAAGTAAAACTTAGAGACTATCAAGTCGATGCCATTAACCAGATAGATGCTGAACTTAGAAAGGGAAATAAGAGAATCCTTCTCTGTGCTAGTCCCGGACTTGGGAAGACTACCATTGCAGCCTTCATGATTGAAAGGGCCTTAAAATATAACATGCCCTGTTTGTTTATCGTGAGAGGTAGAGATCTAGTTTACAATGCTTCAGATAGATTTAGAGAGATGAAGATCGATCACTCTCTTTATATTTCTGGTGATTGGAGATTTGATCCAAAAAAGCTAGTGCAGACAACTTCAATTGATACAATGTTCGCAAGAAATACTTATCCGCATAGCGGATCAAGTCCATTAGTTTTTTTAGATGAAGCTCATAAGAACTACGATAAGATTTTTGATTATTATCCTAATGCATTTATCATAGGAATGACTGGATCTCCATTCTCACCTGACTTAAGTAGATATCAATCTTATGTTGAACCAATTCTTCCTTTTGAAGCTAGAGATATGGGATTCTTAGTTCAAGATAAAGTTTACTGCCCTCACATCATTAATACTGATGGCGTGAAGATGAGGGCTGGAGATTTCGATAGAAAACAATTGGAGTCTGTTGTTACTAATTCAGCTGTAGTGGGGGATGTAATTTCCGATTGGGTTGAACTTGGAGAGAACAGACCGACAGTAGTTTTTGCTACCTCTATAGAGCACAGCTTACAATTGAAACACGCTTTTAATGAAAGAGGCATTCCCGCTATTCACTGTGATGCAAAGTCATCGGATCAAGAGAGAAAACAAGCGAGACTTGATCTTGAAAGTGGAAAAGTAAAAGTACTTTGCAACGTAGATATTTTTTCCGTGGGTTGGAATTGTCCCATTGTCAGCTGTATCGTTTTAGCTAGACCAACATGGTCTTTAGTCTGGTACCTCCAAGCCGTTGGGCGTGGCGTTAGATCGTACCCTGGTAAGGAAAACTGCATCGTCCTCGATAACGCAGGAAATGTCTATCGCCACGGGGGTCACTTCAGGCATCGTGAAATCTCTCTCACCCCCAAGGACAAAAAGACAAAACGAGAATACGACACTAAGATTACAACGTGCTCAGAGTGCTATTTAATCTATGATCCAACTGAACATAGAGCATGTCCTGATTGTGGTCATGAGAAAGATAAGAAAGAGCGCAGAGTAAACACTATCGATGGAAAGTTAATTGAATATGAAGATCACAAGGATGATGTAGCAAAGATTAGAAAACAAATGATCATTAAGAAATATAGAGAGCTTGAATATGGAAGAAAGCGAGGAGGGTTTAGACCCGAGTGGACTTTCATTCAATTGAGAAAAAACTTCTCAAGAGAAGAGATGGTCCACTTAAAAGAAGTGACGAGTGTACCTACTCACTTTTTGCCCCTAGCAGAGTCAGAATAGAAACTTTTCCATCTGTTGCTTTTGAAACCTTTTCAGCAATTGGATAACGAAAACATCTACTTTCACTTTGAAGATATTTAAAAATTGTGGTGTAATGAACGCCTGCTTTTTTAGCTAGTTCTTTATAACCAATATTGGTCATTTTCATATATTTTTCAAGGGTCATTTATTTCTCCAGATAGTTATTGACAATTGTAAACGTACACTATAAAGTAAGGAAAATCAAGTGAGAAATGAAGCATTTGAACGACTATTCCCTAAGGAGGAATTTAAGATGAAGACTGTTAAAGAATTAATGGAAGATTGGAAAGAGTATAAGAAGCTTGAGACTTCTGTCGCTGCCTCTAGAGTAGCTGTTGAGGCTGAAATTTACCGTGCCATGATGAAAGAGAAGAAATTCCCTCATGAAGGAACTACGACTAGAGATGAGGGATCACTGAGATTGAAGGTTGTGACTAAGCTGAACTATACAGTCGATCAAGAATTTGCTGCTAAAAATCCTGAGTTGTTTAAAGCTGAGTACAAATATTCAAAGACAATGTTAAAGGGCATGACCGATGAGCAAGTAGCACTTGTGAATGAAGGGATTGTAAGCAAGCCTGCAAAACCGTCATTTTCAGTTGAGGAGATTAAGGAATGAAAATTAGAGAGTTTCCAATAAAAAGAAACTTAGCTAACACCACGAGAGAGAGTCATAACTTAACAGAGAGTCCAGAGTATAGTGTTTGGTGTTCAATTAAGCAGAGATGTGATGAACCATACTCTGATTCTTATATGAACTATGGAGGGAGAGGGATATCTTATGACGAGCGGTGGATTTATTTTACAAACTTTTTAAAGGATATGGGAAATAGGCCATCAAGTAATCATCAGATAGATAGAATTGATTCTAACGATCATTACTATAAAGATAACTGTAGATGGGTTACTCCACAGGTTAATGCTGCAAATAGAATTAGATACTCTGACTGCTTAGGTGCCTACAAAAGAAGCAAAGGAAACAAATACAGCGCTGCCATCGGTGTCAATAACCATGTATACCACATAGGTACATTTGAAACCAAAGAAGAAGCTCAGCTTGCGTATAAAATAATGTTCAAAGAATGGTACGGCTTCGAGCCAGTTAAGGGGATTAAAAATGATTATAAGATCAACTAAAGATCTTTCACAGGAAAGAGTTTCTATTTTAATTGCTGGAGAATCGGGAATTGGAAAGACCTCCACTATTAAAACAGTGGATAGACCTAAAGCTATTATCTCCATGGAGTCAGGTCTTTCATGTTTGGCCGGAACTAATATTGATACGGTCGTCATAGATCCGGTTCACCCATTCAAAAGACCTGAAGGTCACTTGGTTGACCCAAAAAATCCAATGTATACAATTACTGAAGTGTTTATTCAGTTCTTAACTCCAGAATTTAAAAGCAAGTATGAGGTCATATTTATTGATTCTTTGACAGAGATGTCGCAATTAATTTTAGCTGACTTAAAAAGAGACCCAGTAATTGCATCCTCAAAAAATGGATATGAATTATGGGGTAAATACAAAGAAAGAATGATGATTATCATCAAAATGTTTAGAGATCTATCCCCTTATACGGTCGTCTTTACTTGCTTAACTGATAAAGAAAAGGATGGATTGGATCATGTCGATGTTTTAAATGTTGAAGGATCTAGTGTTAGGTCTTCAATTAAAGCTATGTTTGACGTGTGCTTAAAATATGAATCCATTGAAAGAGATGATAAAAAAATAAGAACATTTATCACTGATACAGAGTTAAATCCTATTGCTAAAGATAGGACTAATAAATTAAATAAATATGAAAAACCCGATTTGGGCGCAATATTGCGAAAAATTAAAGGAGAATAAAATGGCTAAAATTAATTTGGATTTAACAAAGGTCCAAGCAGAATCATCATCAATGTTTTCAAGAGTTCCAGCTGGTACTTATACTGTAGTGTTGGCGCACTCAGTATTTAAAGATACGACATCTGGTGGAGCTGGATTAACTATTGGTTATATGATCGAGGAAGGTGAGCATACTGGCAAGATGATTCAGGACTTCGTTAACATTCAAAACAGCAATGAAAAGGCTGTTGAGATTGGACTTGGAAGAATTAAAAGAATTATGGAAGTTCAAGGTCGTAAAGATTTTAAACTTTCAACTGATGAGGCCCTAAAATCACCAGTTAAATTTCAGATTGAAGTATCTGTTGAAGAGGGAGAGTACAATGGCAAGCCAACTGAAAATAACAGAGTTAAAAAGATTCTTGCACTAGAAGGCTCTTCACAGGCAACAACAGCTAAGAAAGAAGCTAAAGCAGCGGTAAAGCCTGCTGAAGTGACTGAAGAAAAATTTCCTTGGGATGAATAGATAAGTGTGGATAGGCTCGTTAACCGCACTTAAAATCAGGACGAGTGAGACCTGTGGGGAATATCGGAAAAAACCCTCATCAGCGCCTCAGTGATTAATCTGGGGTTTATATCGGGGGTATGGACAAGTGGTTAAGTCGGCATGCGCATTAATACAGATACTGCAGATCGGGGGTTCGAATCCCTCTACCCCCGACCATTAAAGGATAAAATGAACACAGTAGATAAAATTCACGCTCGTATAAATGCAGCGATTGTTAAAAAGAGGGATAAGCCGAGGACATATTTAGGTGCCTCGATTCTAGGTACTGAGTGCGCTAGACAGCTCTGGTATTATATTAATGATCCAAAAGAAGTGGAAGATCCACAGACTTTAAGAAAGTTTGAAGTTGGTAAAGCACTTGAGCCAGTTATTATTAATTACTTCAAGGAAGCTGGGTACACTCTCTACGGTCATGACGGACGACAGTTAGGATTCACTGATAATGGAATTGCAGGTCACTGTGACTTTGTAATCAAGGGAATCGATGACGATGAAGAGACTCCTTATCTAGGTGAGATCAAGACAGCTAATTCATTTTACTTCAAAGAATTTGTAAAAAAGGGCATAGCTGCCAATGAGAAGTACGCAGGACAGCTTCAGGTTTACATGCACAAGTTCAAGCTCAAGAAAGGCTTATTCGTTGTCATGAATAAAGACACTCAAGAGCTGTACATTGAAATCGTATCTTATGATGAGTTTGAAGCTGTGAGACTGCTCGATAGAGGGCACCATATTTTAACGATGAAGGAAGAGCCGGAAAGACATTTCCCAGCTAAAAATTACTTTAAATGCAATTTTTGCCAATGGAAAAAAATCTGTTGGAAGGATAAATAAATGATAGCTATTTGCCTGGATACGGAAACCTCGAGCCTCGACTTCAAGCGTGGAGCAATCCTTGAACTTGCCATGATTCCAATAATCCACGGAGAAGAAAAAGAACCATTTGTGACTAAAATACGCCCACACAAATCAGCTCTCATTGAAGATGGCGCTCTTAAGGTTAACGGATTCACCAGAGAAGAAATTCAAGAATTCCCTACTGCTGAAGAGGTTATTCCCCAAATGATGGCATTCCTAGAATCTCATGGTGGAAAATTTTACCTGCGTGGGCATAATGCTAAATTCGATAGGGATTTTCTTTATCACTTTTTTACACGTCATGGAATGCACACCCAATTTGTGAGGATGTTCAGACCTGAGCTTCAGTGTACTTGGATTAAGGCTAAAGAAATATTCTCCAAGAGTAAAAAGAAACCAGAAAATCTTAAGCTTAAGACTCTTTGCGAGTGGTTCCAAATACCTTTATTAGATGCCCACAGAGCGCTCGCCGATACAGTTGCTGCTAATAAGGTTTGGGATGCACTTACAGCAATGGAGGGATTCACAATTAAGCCTGAACTAACTACAGCTCAGAAAAGAGATAAATTTCTTCAGTCAGAATATCTTCAAATAAATGCAGATGGATCAATCTTCATTAATTCCACCGCCTCTAAAGATAAAGAAGCAATGGAAGCTATTCTTGAGGAACTCCGTGAAATCTATTGTTAAGCATAAGTTCTTCAACTGCATTTGCTTTATCAAGAACATCCATATTTTTATTCTTAACCGTATCTTCCAGGGCCTTTCCTTTTAGGATTGGCTCTTTAATTACACCGTTAAATCTATTGTATGGATCTGGAGTAAATGCCATAGGGTTCATATTTGCAAGTGTTGCCATGAAATTTGTAAAGTCCTCCGAACTCGAAATGGCATCCATTTGCTGAGATACCTGAGGGCCGAATTCTCTTTCAATTTTAGCGCGAACTAAGTCTTGATTAGCGAAGACTTCATCACTTGTGCGAGGTATTTTAAAGTTATTAACTCCACTCTTGCTTGCTAGGAACTCTGAAGCTCCTAATGTTGCTCCGGCCGCACCTGGAGACATTGCTCCCACGTCCATTTGACCTGATAGCTGATTAATTCCAGCCGATCCAATTTCTTGCCCTAGTGGCTTAACATAGCGATTAATACCTCTTGCCCATGTACTCGGCATCCAAGGAGTTGGTGCGTTTGTAGTCGGAGATTGGAGGTTAGCTTGAGTTAAGTCTCTCAAGTTAAGAAGATTAGAGATCTTTGCATTTTGCTGATCATAAATTGTCATATCAGCAGGGTCCATGAATCCCATTGCTTGATCTTGAGCATTTCTTGCTGCTTGCTCAAGCGCCCTACCAGCAGCATTTTTAGCCGCAATATCAGTAGAAACTTCACCTGGCATCACTGGCTCTCTGAGCTTGTTACCTAGTTTTCTCATCTGAGAAGCGTAGCCGATTGGTTCTTCGTTTAATCGAGAGATGTGACCCATGTACTCGTTTGTTGTTGGAAATTCAGGATTAGCGTTTTCGTAGACGAATCCTTCTAGTCTCTGCTTTTCATCAATAAGACCAAGGAGTCTTGAGTTGTTTACTGAACTGACTGGAGAGTCAGATAGCCTTTCAATTTCTCTGTTAATCGCTGAGATTTTTTCTACGGCCTGACCCATTCTTAAAGAGTATTCAGGGTTGTCAATCATTGAAGGCTGATTCTGTTTACCTTCAGCAATATCTAAGATGTTTTGATTTCTAGGCGTAGGATTAAATTCTCTCCCTAGATCAGTTTCAGTCATGATATTTCTTTCATACCCAGGTATTAACCCATGGCCGGAAGTTTCTTTACCAATAAAAGTGTTGTTGGTTTGAGTTCTTCTTGGAAATACATTTGACTGATCTGTTTCAAGTGGGAGATCTGAAAGCCACTGAAGCTCTGGTCGGTATGCTGGATTATCTAGTTGCATTGGAGTACTTGCCGCCTCACCGAACATTGCATTTTTTTGCATATTCAACTGATTCAGTCTCGTCATCCTCTCAGACTCAACAGCTTTTCCAAGGTCATCTATCTTCCATGTAGCATCTGTAACTGAATTAATTCTATCAATCATCGATGGATCAGGCTGAGTCACTGGAATATTTCTATTGATAATTCTCTCAGCAGATGCCAT